CAGCTCTCTCATCATCAGTCATATTAGAAAGCTTGTTAGCCTCTCCTAAAATTTGGTCTCGCAAAATCTTCACTTGTTCAGTTGGATCTGCACCTAAAAGTTGAAAAAAGGTAGACAATGCCTCCTGTGGTCTTCCTGCCTCGATGTATGAAGCCATTTCATTTATAGTATCATTTACTGTATTTTTTTGCTGCAAAAACGATTGCCTTTCATTATTCAGTTCACTAAACTTTCTTTCTACGGCTTTGTGGCCGCTATAAGAGTCTAATGCTTGCTGTAATGTTACCTCGGCTTTCTGTCCATCAATCTTAACAATGAACTTTGTATCTGCACTTAAATCTAATTCTTCATCACCAGCTTTTGCTTTTAATAGCTTTGCTGCTTTCTTTATTTCTTCGTTCTGATCTTGGTCTAGTTTTTCTTCATCAGTTGGTTCTTCATCAGTTGGTTCTTTTTCTTTATCTAATTTTTGTTTTTTACTTTCAGATTTTTTATTGTCTGCTTTTTTTGTTATCTTTGAAATTTCTTTTTCTTTTTCAGCTTCTTCTTGTACTTCCTTCTTCTTCTGTCTTTTTTCAAAAGCTTCTATGCTTTCAAATTCATCAAAGCTTACTGCATTAGATCCACCTGAAAGCTCTATATGACCTTCTGTTTCAATGGATTTACTCTCATCATTTTGACTAGGTTGACTAGGTTGACTAGGTTGACTTGTACTCGCTTCTGATACTTCGCTCATCATTGTTGCTTATCCTTTTTTATTGTGTCATGGTTCCTGGATTTGTTTCAGGATTTGCCATTCTTTCTGCTTCTAAACTTTTAAACTCATTTTCAGCTTGTATTTGTGCTTCTTGTTCCATTTTATCTTTTGCTAATGCTGCTTCTGGCCCTCCTTCTTCATTCATAGGATTAAGAATAGGCTCTTCTGGTGGATTAGGAGATAAAAAGTCTGGTGTAAAGAATAAAGGAAACTGCCTTAATGTTTTTAATTGTTCTACATATAGAGGATTTTTTTTAGCTTGCGTTTGCATCATCATCTCATGAGCCATGATATGATCTTTTTTTAGTTGTTGAATTTCTTCTGGTAAATTCATAAAACCTGGCTTTTGTAATTCTGTTACATGCACTCGCCAATGTGGAATGTGATATTCCCAATCTTGAGGATTAATTAAAGTACCTTCATTAAGTAATTCATTTTCTCTTTCTGCTGATCTTGTTGCTGCTGTTGCTTCATCATACCATTTTTCTGATTGTCCAAAGTCAATCAAGTCTGCTACTTGCTCATCACTAACTAATGATGGAAACCTTTCACTTAAATCTAGAATAGTTTGAATTCTCTGTGCTTTGCTTTCAGGAAGTGCTGAACTATTTTGTATTCTAATGTCATATGATCTTGATAAAGCCTCCATATCAAATGGCACTCTTGTATATTCATCATCTTGACCTAATATTGCAATAGTTCTTTGATCAGACTCATCATAATATTGTGAACAAACTTTTAAAGTTAAATCACAAATAGCTCTAATAGACTCATTATATTTTGAAACATAAGAGCTCATTCTTTCATTTTCTTGCTCTTGAAGGAACTGCAAAGCCACTCCTGCTTTAATTCCTGCAGGAGGCTCTCCTCTTGATACTCCAAAAACTCCTGCTATTTGTTGAACGTCTTGTTTTAATGCATCTCTGAAATTATAAACTTCACTTGGTGTTGTGTTTGACTGAACTAAAACTGGAGGCTGTCCACCTTGATATTGAACTACTCCTGTATTATTTCCTAGTTCATCAAGTTTACAAGCACCTTTTGGCATCATCCATTTTGGAGAAGACATTAATTTTATATTTCTCATAGCCATAGTTGTTAGATTGTTTATTTGTGCTGTTATTTGCCTTGCGTTTATAAAAAATGATTTTGCGTGTTGCTCATTTGGTACTTCTATATCTGGTAATCTAACAAAAGGAAACATTCCATGCTTATATATATAGTCTTTATTTTCTAAAATAGCACTAGGACTAAATTTTATATACCTTCCTTTAGGTAGATATTTATCTGGCTTGTAAAACATCTCTACAACTAGACAAGAATTTTTCATTAATCTTTTTTCTTGATCATAGAATTGTTCTATCATTGAGTCATCATCTGATCTTATTTCATTTGCTTTTTTTGGATAATCAGCTCTTAACTCATGAACATTTTTTTCACATATTTTGAAAAAATATTTAGATTTATTAATATCTCCTGTTGTTTCAAAAAATAATTTTTCTGGTCCACATATAGTATATTCTACATCACCAACTTTTATTTCTTGATCTAAATATATTTCTTTATTTTTACTATCTTTTTCAGGATTACCATTCTCATCCAAAAACAATATTTTTTCTTCAGTGCTCTGTGCTGGATGTTTTTCACCTAAATCTTTATTCCATTCAACAAATAAATAACCTTCTCCTGCAATCTTAGAATATCTAATCAATTGTCTTGATTTATCATCTAAGCCTTGAATATATTTTATTTGATCAAATAATCTTTTAGAAAGTTTAGATGATTGTTTATCTTTAAATTCATCGTTTGTAGGTAAAATGCTGACTGCAGGTTTATATTTAGACACTCTTGAGACTATTTGCTCTGTTAAATCAAATAAATGATTTATTACAAGCTTTCTTTGGACCTGTACTCTTTCAATGTCATCATATTCACTGTTGGGATTTCTTCTGTTCAATCTATCGCCTGAAACACCTTTGTATAACTTGTAATTAGTGAATATTTCATATAAACGTGATTTATTTTCATGCCTAATTTTTTCTAATTCTGACATTACCCATTGGAGTATTTGCTTTTCTGAATCTTTGTCATCAAGTTTTATTTTCCATAAAGGCTCTGTATTGCTTTGCTGGCTTTCTGATACGTCCATTAAATCAAATAAACTCATTTAAAATCCTTAATTATAATTAATGTGGGTATGCACTGTTTCATCACCAAACAAGTCTTCATCTTGCTGTTTTATTTTTTTCTTTAGTTCATTACTTGGTATTTCAAAACCATTTTCATCACGCAAAGTTGTTGCCATTATTTGTGGATCTATATATTGAATTGAATGCGTCGATTTTTGAAGAGCCTTATTATCTGTGTAATTAACAATACAAATTAGAAGAGCGATTGCGCTTAGCGTTATTCCTACAATAGACAAACTTAAACTTATTATTTCTAACATTTTTTATATCTCCAATTCAAAATGAGCAGCATCATTAAATGGATTATCAGAAAAGTCATTGTCTTTATCCCAATCTGAACCCCACCTAATTTTTATTCCCATAGTCGAAGCTATTCCTATTACTATTCCACCAAAGAAAAATTGAGATTTGTAGTCCGTCCAATTTATCGGATACTTAATTGCATCAACAGCAAGGCTTGGTTTTTTATTGTGCTTTGATTTTGGCCATTGAAGCTTGGAATTACCATTATTAAAAGCTTCATTTTGATCAGCTTCATTTCTATGGCCACAAAGTATTGTGTGATCACAAACTTTAAGAACTTCTTTAAATAATTTTTGCAAGTCTGGATGACATTCTTCAAGTCTAGATAAAGATCTTTTTGAATATGTATAAGCCATTAATAATCCCACTCCGACTCAGACCAATTTTTTATTTCTTTACTAAAGTCTTCTTCCATAGAATACCAAGGTTTATTTTCTTTATTGTCAAGTTCTACATTCCCTGGCTCTTTAATTTTATTCATATCATAGTTTAATGCATTTAGTATATATCTTAAATTATCAATATTGTGATCATTTTCCTTTGGTATTTTGCCATTTTTGTCACGGATATAGTTTAGCATTTCAGAAATTAAATTAACACACCTGTCTGAAATAATTATTTTATTAAATAATAACATGTCTTTTATTAATGACAATCCTTCTTCTTTTTTTTTACTGGACTTATTTGTAGGCATAAAATTTTCATTAAATTGATGGTTCATTTCATTCATAAACCATGCTGCAGCTTCATCGCAAATTTGCATTGGGTCCATTCTTTTATATAAATCATTTTTAATTTTTAAATATTCATTGCCTACAAAGCTTGTGACCGTATTTTTTTGATCAGTAATATATATTTCATCTAATATGTAAAGTTGTCTTGTATATGGATTTAAGGCTGTAAAAAGCATAGCAAAGCAAGTAACTGTTCCTGGATCTGCTGATATAATCCACTCTAATTTTTTTTTGTCATTTCTTATTTCATGCATTATTTGTTTGTGCTGTTTTACATGAACACTTTTGTCAAGCATTGGAAAGATGCTGTTTTTTCCTC